ATAAGGTCCTTACGAATAGAGTTCTCGTTGAGACCTCTCTTTTTGATAACTTGTTGCATCTTTACAACCTCCTTTTGTATCTTAACATCTTTACGAGATGGTTTGGGTGGGGGTGTTTTTGGTTTTGACTTTGGTACGATCATAGCATTGCGTGCTATTTCGATTTTCTTACAAAGAGTTGCCTTTGTTTCTTTAGGGTCAAGTTTAAGTTTAAGAATACTCGCAACACGAAGAAGTTCAGTCTTGCTATAGTTTGTGCACGCGGATCTACCAACTTTGAAAGAATTTCCAGTACCTGTAAGTGCGACATTTTTACCTTTGGATGTATTCTTAAATGTGGCTGTTTTCACATTTGAAATCTTTTTAATCTTTTCACATATAATATCCTTTTTCGTTGAAGTAGTGATACCAACAACACCCAATTTCTTGGCGAGATCTACAAGTTCTGGTTTTGCCATACGCATACATTGCTTACTATCAATTTTTAACGCAGCGCGTTGAGTTTTAGTCAACGGTTTCAATTTCTTAGAGGTGGTTTTCTTTTTTTTAGGTTGTGTCTTTGTAAGTCTGTTTGGAATTGGTGTTGTCAAAGTTATGTCACCACCTTCGTGTAACATTTTTGCGAGTTCAATACCTACTTCGTATGCATCAGACATATTTGATGGACTACTGGCACCAGAAATTTGAATATTACAAGTTTTAGCTATAATAAACTTATGACCATTGTAAGTTACATAAATAAATGGTGATTTTTCTGGATTATACATAAGCCAAGAAAATCCGTATATTCTTTGTTTAGATGCAAGTGTGGCCATATCGGTAATAATACCATTTACTCTAAATTGACCACTGAGATTGTTGTATTCAAACGGATTATATAAGAATGACTGTTTTTCTGAATATGTATTCACGATGAAACGTCGAATAAGCTCTGGTTGATTTGAAATATTTTTTCCAACGAACCCACCCGAAAATCGAATTTTACCATTTTTGTAAAAATTGACCGTAGCACCTTTAGATTCTAAACCATTTGAAAGTGTTATTTTAAGTTGAACTGTAAAAAAGTTCTGGTTGAGATCACCTTGCTTTCCATATTCTTTTGTATGTGTAAATCCAGTTGTAAATCGACCATAAATACCATTGATTTCCTTAGTATCTATATAAAGACCCTCACCAATGGGTGTTTTGGGGAGTGGTGTCTTAAGAAGTATTCTTTTAAGATCAATGCGAGTTTCCGCATCAAAATTTTTATTTACAGTCGCATTAAACATTCCGGGATTCAATTTACTTACAACAAATTTACGCTCAGCAATCGCAATAATCTCATTTGTATTATTATCATTGCTATTAGAGTTTTGAACAAATTGTGCAAATTCCCCATAGTTCTCGTTATTCATTAAATTTTTTTCGAGATGAGATGGGAAACTTTGTTGCTCTGTAATTCCGAGATCCATTTCAATTTCCCTCACAAGTGCGTTATTTGACGCGGTTGTAGAGACTGAACTTGGACTGTTCGTGGGTTTCAACTCAACTCCCGACTGTTGAACAAATTCCCTGAGTTGATGGCTCATTATTACTATTACACAGCATTTTTTTAGTAATCATCTGTAAAACTCAAACTCTCTTCAACTACATCAAGACCATGTATGATTGGCTGTTTTGGATATGTACGACCCTTATACGTTACCACTTCTTCCCTGACTTCAATGTCTCGTGAGCTGAATGGACCAGCGTAGAAGTCCTGATTGAATTTCGGCCTTCCAAGGTTATTTGCCTGACAGTGTTGATTAAATACTTGTATGAACAGCTTTTGTGGTACAAATAAGTCTTTTCCAAAAATAATATTTGTTGATTCCATAAAGTTGTGTAAAGTACTGGCAACCATAGCAACCTGCTTTTGAATCTTTTTGAAATATTCGGGAACTACGTTCCAAATATCCTTATTTCTGTATTTATCTGAATAATCTAAATAAGCTCTAACACATTTGAGAAGAATAACAGGTAATTCGCGATCGAGCTTTTCGTCAAGCTGTGGATCTGCATCTCTAACTTGTTTAGAGAAATTCCATGGAAGAATACGCCGAAGAACACTTCCAGAATTGTCCTTCCAATTTGGTACTTCATTTCCACCCAAAACACCCGGAACTTTCCATTCAATTGAAACAGCCGTTTTATTTTTAACTGCAACGGATACATCTTCGCCTGACACCATTGATTGAAATTCCGCCTGTTCAAGAGCCAAATCACCTTTTACCTCCGGTGCAATAAACATAAATGAGTCCTTAATAGCTGAAAGTCCAAACTTTTTCTCAATATTATTAGAGAGAGTGCCAACATCTTCATTTTCATAAAACTTTTTGAAAACCTTTGTAATTAGAGTGGATTTACCAGATCTAGCAATACCCTTGAAAAATGGAATAACCTGCCATCCATCAAGTTCCCCAATATCATAACATAATCGTCCTCCCATAACATAAGCCCAATTACACACTTCTTCTTCGAAATGTTGGTATTTAAGAACTGAATCAAAAAATGGCGTTGGAATATCTTGCCACCGTTCAATGTGTGAAAAGTCATCGAATTGTTTATCGAAATACTTACACGCGATGATAGTTGGATCTAAACACCTAAATTCCTTACTATCATATGGATAAAATCGAGAATCATACACACCTTTACTGGGAATCCACTCTTTGCCAACAAAAATACCATTTTTGAACGACCAAACGTGTCGTCTTTTTGATATTTCTGGAAATTGAGCATCAATACATTTTGTTAGATTGTCAATTACTTCTCTAAATACGGATCCACGACTTGTAAAATTTTTCCAGTTGACAAAGTCATCATCTTTTTGTGCAAGAGAATACACAAACTGTTCAATTGTAAACTTTGGTTCCCATGCGCGTGTTCTATAGCCCTCAATAGTTCTGATCTCTTCGCAACACTGCCCCTTATAACGTCTATACCCAGATTTGTATGTTTGATCCAGGGAATACAAAAGACATTTCTGGAATGGTGTAGAATTCTCAATCTCTTCTTCATCCATTGTAGATGGATCACCGGTAGTACTAAACTGTGGTAACGCAGTCGGATTATCTACGCGCTCAAACGAAGTATAATGACGTCTAATATTTTCATATCCATCAGATAACTGTTTAAGAATGTTATTAATACGTCGAACTACATGAATACCGTCGTCATTTGGTTCTTTTTTATGGATTTTTAAGTCGCGAGAGTGATTTTTTAAATCGATAAGGAATTTTCTTTGTTTGTCACGAATACCCTTGATTGCTAATATATCAATCATTCCTGGAATTGGATTTCCGTTATCATCAAAATTTTCAGAATGGATGTACTGTCTATATCCAAGTTCACGGGCATTTCTGAAATCGTTTGTCTTGAGAGACCATGCGCTTTCAAACCGATCTATCATGTCTAGTACCTGATCTTCTTTCATCGATTGGATATGTTGCTTTTGAAGCTCAGCAAGTGCTTCATATTTATTAGGTTCCTTATCGATGAAATGGGTGGTTTCCATTATATGAATTTAATTATAGTCGAGTTTTCTTTCTAAGCTGATTTTGTAGGTTGCATTTTGGCAAGCATCTTTATTAAAATTTTATTTTGTGTTTCCAATTGGTTACAAAGATTCACGAGTGCGGAACATACTGTATCTCCATCTGGGGTCGCCAATAAGGAAGTCATCATATTCATTAAGTCCATTTCACCTTCATCTTCTTCTGGATAGAAATCATCCTCGTCGGAAAATTCGACGTCTTCTTCTTCTTCTTCTTCTGAAACAATTTCACCTTCTTCAACTTCTTCAACTTCTTCAACTTCTTCAGGCTGTGATGACATTATAATTAATACGGAGAAAAGATGATATCAAAATTTTCGCACGGGTGCGGTTTCAAGCAAAAAAAAAATCTCAGTATATAGTACAAAACTCTCATAATGGCCGGTGGTCTCATGCAACTCGTCGCTTACGGTGCTCAAGACGTATACTTGACAGGTAACCCAAAGGTTACTTTCTTCCAAGCCGTCTACAAGCGCCACACTAACTTCGCTATGGAAAACATTGAACAAACTGTTAACGGCACCGCTGCCAACTCAGGCCGTGTGTCCGTGACCATTGCCCGTAACGGTGACTTGGTCGGTGACATGTACTTGGAACTCGAATCTGATACCGATAGCACTGTCACCTCCAATGTTACCGTCGACAACAACTGGGTCGCCGAACGCGCGATCAACAACGTTGAACTCTCCATTGGTGGTCAACGCATTGACAAGCACTACCAAAAGTGGTGGCGTTTGTACTCCGAGCTTTACTTGGACGAGGCCAAGAAGACTAACTGGGCGAAGATGACTACCGCCAAAGATGGTAAGACTGTTTACTTGCCACTTGTGTTCTTCTTCAACCGCAACCCAGGTTTGTACTTGCCATTGATTGCTCTCCAATACCACGAAGTCCGTATCGACATTGACTTGGCGTCCGACATGGAAACTTACCTCAACAAGAACGTCTTCAAGGTGTGGGCGAACTATGTCTACTTGGACACCGAAGAGCGCCGACGCTTCGCGCAAAAGGGTCACGAATACCTCATCGAGCAAGTGCAACACACTGGCTCCGACACCGTGACTTCCGCGGGTGTCAAGCAAGTCCGCTTGTCCTATAACCACCCAGTCAAGGAGTTGGTTTGGTGCTTCTCCAACACCTCGTCCCGTAACTCCCTCTGGAACTTTACCTCCAGCAACAACGCTAATGAGATTATCCTCGACAGCAACGCGCGTGCGATCTCCGAATCCAACTGCTACGTGCCAATCAGCCAAGCGGCTGGTGTCCCACTCGTTGCCTTCGGCGACAACGGCTCCACTGTTGACTTCACTGAAGAAGCTGCGGGTCCATTGTCCCAATTCAAGCTTGTCCTTAACGGTCAAGATCGATTCAAGGAACAAAAGGGTAAGTACTTCAACCAAGTGCAAGCCTACAACCACCACACCGGTAACCCATACCCAGGTGTGTACTCGTATTCCTTCGCTCTCAAGCCAGAAGAACATCAACCAACTGGTACTTGCAACTTCTCCCGCATTGACAATGCTCAAGTCGCGGTGACCATGAACTCGACCGATGCTACCACCATGCACATGTTTGCGACCAACTACAACGTTCTCCGCATCCAATCCGGTATGGGTGGTCTTGCCTTCTCCAACTAAGTTGTTGATTATGGCATATTGAATTCACGACTATAAAAAATTAAATTTAAAAAAATGGATATCACCCAGTTTTTAAATCTAGTATTATAATAAAAAATCATGCAGGACAAGAAGAAGACGTCTACACAAAAGAATATTGGTTTCTACCTATTACTCGCCATTTTGATTATTGGTATGGCTGGATCGGGTTATTTGATGAAGAAGTAAATTAAACATAACTCTCCCCTAGTAAATAAGAATGCAAGACGTATACACGGATGGAAGTTGTTTGGGAAATCCGGGAGCTGGTGGTTGGGCTGCTCTTGTATCAGGAAAACAATTGTATGGTGGACAGGACAAAACAACAAATAACATTATGGAAATGACGGCAGTTGTAAGAGCACTAGAAGAGTGTCTCGATAAAGGCATTCTTGAGATAAGACTATTTACTGATAGTA